GAGAAAGTGTCTTCCCGGCTTATTCTTCCTAAAAACTTTGTTGTTGACAATTGGACTAAAACTCTTGAGGAAGCCGAGCGCCAGAGTGAAATCTTTACTTTGACACCTAGACAATTTCGAGAACGGCAGCTCAGTGGTATATACCTGGATATTGATTTAGGTCTTCAAAATAGCCCTAAAGATGATGATAGGGAGCATCCAAGACAGGATGCATCAACACCATATACCTTTGTTGAACAGCATACATTCATTGATCTAGATGACGACGGATATTCGGAACCTTATGTTGTCACCTTCCATCGTGATACAGGTAAAGTGCTACGGATTGCGCTTCGTTACGAAAAAGAAGACATTAAAGTAAATAAAGATGGTAAAATTTCAAAAATTACACCAAAACAATATTATACCAAGTATAGTTTTGTACCCAATCCTGACGGTAGTTTCTACGATCTTGGTTTTGGTTCTCTACTAGGACCACTTAACGAAAGTATTAATACTCTCATTAACCAGCTTATTGATTCCGGTACTGTAAATACTCTTTCGGGTGGATTCATTGGTAAAGGACTACGTATTAAGTCTGGTGATTATGAGTTTAGACCCAACGAGTGGAAGCCTGTTAACAGCACTGGTGATGACCTTCGTAAGCAAATTGTCCCATTGCCTACTAAGGAACCTAGCCCAGTGTTGTTCCAGCTTATGCAGGCCCTCATTACCTCTGGTAAAGAGCTGGCTTCTGTAGCTGAAATCTTTGTTGGTAAGAGTCCGGGTCAAAATACACCAGCTACTACTACAATGGCTACCATTGAGCAGGGTATGAAGGTGTTTACGGCAGTGTACAAGCGTATTTATCGAGCAATGCAAAAAGAGTTTGATAAGATATTTGAACTCAACGAAACATACATTAATCCCAATACGTATGTTGCTGTGTTAGACGAAGCAATTGGACCAGATGATTTTAACAATGACAGCTATGACATTTGTCCTGGTGCTGATCCAAACGCTATGTCTGACACTGAGAAGCTTATGAAAGCACAAGGTCTCATGGAGCTTTTGCCTATGGGTATTCTTGATCCAGTTAAAGTTGGTTTACGTATTCTTGAAACACAAGAGCAGCCAAACTATGAGGAACTGTTGACTCAGAGTGTTAAAGAATCAGGGGCGTTACCTCCACCTCCACCAGATCCTAAGATACTAGCAATGGAGGCTAAAGGTAAGCTAGAGCAGCAGAAAATGGCTCTGAAAGCCGACATGGATCAAAAGAAGATGCAGATGGACACCGTGTCTACTGTAGCTAAACTGGCTATGGAAGGTATGGCTAAAGCTCAAGAAATTGAAGATAAATCAAAACTATCTCAAATCCAGGCTGGAGAAGCCCTAGAGAAACAAAGAATATTTTCTGCTCAAGCACAAGCAGATCATATCCAGAAGTTGATACACAATCAACAAAACCACAACCAGAACTTGCAACTCACTAAGGAGAAAGCAAAATTATCACCCAATCAGAAATCCACGAGTGGAAAATCAGCCCAGTAACAAAGGCGTTTATGAATGGGCTTCTAGAGAGACTAGAAGCTACTAAAGATCTCCTCACTGCCCAAGACATCACAGATCAGCGAGTGCGTTATCTGCAAGGATATTTTATGGCAATGCGAGACACTTTAGACACAACATTTGATGAGGAAGCTGAATAATGGCAATCAAACCAACAGGGCACCATGTGCTTGTTAAACCTCAAAAGCTTGAGGACGTAGATCAGGTATATAAGTCAGCAGGTAATATGGGCATCATCATTCCTGAGGATGCAACTAAGAAGAAACAAATTGGTGTTTCTACTGGCACGGTAGTGGCTATGGGCAGTACAGCCTATTCTGAGTATGGAGATGGGGCCCCTTGGGTACAAGTGGGTGACTTGGTCGCTTATGTCCGTCACGGTGGTATGTACATTGATGATCCTGAAAATGACGAGGTTTTCTTGCTGTTGAATGACGGTGATATTGCTGCTGTTTTGTCTGGTAAAAAGGAATAAACATGTCTCTAGAAAATACTGAAGGCTCACAAGAGAGCCAAGAAACAAACACTGCTCCTCAATATTCCGCTGTAGAACTACAGGCAATGGAATTGGGTTGGAGGCCTAAGGAAGAGTTCCATGGTGACGAGAGTTTGTTTATTGATGCTAAAGAGTTTGTTGGCCGTGCTTCGCTGTACAGCAAAATTGAGGCACAGAAAAATGAACTCAAAACTATTAAACAAGGTGTAGACGCACTCAAAGAGCACTATGCTCACGTCGAAACCCGTGCCTATGAGAAGGCTCTTAAAGAATTGGAGCGTCAGCAAAAACAAGCCATCCGTGATGGTGATGCTGACAGCTTTGAATCAATTGAAGATCAGAAAAAAGTTCTGGAAGCAGAACGTCAGGAGTTTGTTGAGGCTACGGAAAAGATCCGTACTGAGGCCCCTCAAATTCACCCTGAACTACAAACGTGGATTAACCGCAATCCTTGGTACAACACACAACAACACATGAAAGTCTTTGCAGACCAATTGGGCAATCGCCTTGCTGTAGACGTTCGTGATGGTCGTATGACACAAAAGGAAGCCTTAGCTAAAATCGAGGCAGCGGTAAAGGAAGAGTTTCCTAACAAGTTTCGTAACCCCAATAGGGATAAGCCCGCTGCTGTGGAAACAACCAGCAAGCATACGGGTTCTAAGGCCGGTAATGCTTCATTCAAAATGAACCCAGAACAAGAAATGGTCTGGAAGAGTCTTGAACGGTCTAAGATTATGACCAAAGATGAATACATTACGTCCTTGAAGAAAATGGAGAAATAATATGTCTGAACGTACCCTTGTAACTAAAGAACCTACAAAGCGTCCTGTGCGCCCTAATATGAGTGCCCGTAATCGCCTGTCGGTGGCCAATCAAGATCCTAACTTTGTATATCGTGTGGTTGCTGTGGACAATGCTTCCCGGCTCAATCGCATTGAAGATATGAAGTCTTTGGGTTATGAGTTGGCCCCTGGTGTTCAAATTGGCGATGAACGTGCTGACATTGGTAAAGGTATTGGTAAAACTGGTATTGTATCTTTGGGCCAAGGAACTACTGGTGTTCTTATGCGCATTCCCAAAGAATGGTACGACGACTACAAAAAAGAAAAGCACGCACATATCGACAAGATATCTGCTGATCTTAAACATAAACTTGATACATAAGGAAAATTATGGCAAACGTACTTGCGGGCTTTCGGCCCGTTAAACATCTCACAGGAGCGCCTTTTAACGGTCAAGTAAACCGTTATGTGGTTCCTGCCGCCGAAACCGGCGCTATTAATGTGGGTGACTTGGTTGTTCTCTCCGATGGTGCTGCTCTGGGTGGTTATCCCGCCATTGAGCGTTCTACTGTCACTACCTCTGGTGCCATTGTCGGTGCTGTTGTTGGCTTTGAAATTGACACTGCTAACCTGAACCTACCTAACATTCGTTTGGGTTCTACCGCACGCGTGGCTCTGGTTGCAGATTCTCCTGACCTGTTGTTTGCTGCTCCTCAAGACGGTGTTGGTGGTGTTATTGCTGCTGCTAGCGTTGGCTTGAACGTCGCTATTGTTGTTGGCACTGCTGCAACCACTGCTCCTGGTGCGTCCACAATGGCGGTGGATAGCTCCACTGTTGCAACGACCAACACCCTGCCTCTGAAGCTTATGGGTATTGTTGACAGCCCAGACCAGGACATTACTTCGACTAGTCGCCTGTCGGAAGTCTTGGTTATGATTAATACACATCAGTATGCTCCTAGCATCGCTGGTGTATAATAGGAGGTAGTAATGAGCGTAATTAATCTTGGTAGTTTTGCAAAAGCTCTCCAGCCCGGTGTTAAGAAATGGTGGGGAGATGCTTATGATGCGTGGCCTGTAGAATATACGGCTATTTTCGATCAACATACCTCTGACAAAGCTTTTGAAGAAGAAGTTGGTTTCTCTGGTTTTGGTTTGTTCCAAATCAAGCCTGAAGGTGCTCCAATTTCTTATGACTCTGCTCGTCAAGGCTTTCGTGCGGTTTATCGTCACGACACCTATGCGTTGGGTTTCATCATCACCCGCGAAATGGTTGCAGATGACCAATATGGCATCATTGCTCCTAAACGCACCAAAGCTCTTGCTGAGTCTGCTCGTGAGACGCAGGAAGTTGTGCATGCAAACATCTTGAACCGCGGCTTCAACAGCTCGTATGTTGGTGCCGACGGTGTTGAGTTGTTTAGCACTGTGCATCCCTTGTATTCTGGTGGTACCTTTGCTAATGAGCTGGCTGTTTCCGCTGACTTGTCTGAAGCTGCTCTTGAGCAAGCTGCTATTGACATCAGTGCCTTCACGGATGATCGTGGTAACAAGAAGAAGTTCATGGCAAAGCGTCTGATCGTTCCGCCTTCGTTGATGTTTGAAGCTGAGCGTATCTTGAAGACCGATGGTCGTGTTGGTACTGCTAACAATGACCTGAATGCTCTGAAGACCTTGGGTATTATTCCTGAAATGTCTGTCAATCACTATCTGACTGACAGCGATGCTTGGTTTATCAAAACCAATGCTACGGATGGCCTGAAGACCTACATGCGTGAAGCTGTTAGCTTCGGTGACGAAGTTGATTTTGACACCACCAACATCAAATACATGGGCTATATGCGCTTTGTGCCGGGTTGGACTGATCCTCGTGGAGCCTTTGCTTCCCCTGGTGCTTAAATCTAGCTTTAAAAATAAACTTATGTGTTAATTTAAACACACGGACGGGTGAGAGGCCCTTTACCTTTATTTTTGTTGGAGAAAAATATGGCTACAAACGGTGTTGGTTTTACAGGTGCTATTGTTGAGGCTAATGTTAGCCCCCAAGCAGCTTATGCATATCGCTCTGGTATGGGTATGATGCCTAGTACTGAGTTTCAAGTAGTGTTTGATGATTTTGTAGATTTGGTGTCTACTAACGTACCCACTGGTTGGGCAGCAGCTATTATTGATACAGGTGCTACAGCAGTGGCATCTACTACCGCAGCTCTTGGTGCAAACGGTGCTCTGCTTATGTCAGACGCCTCTGTATCAGAAGGTGTCGCAATTTATATGCCTAGGGCAATTCAGCTCACGGCTGGTAAGCGTTTCTTTATGGAAATGCGTGTTCGCACGGATGACGTCACTGACAACGCTATTCAGTTTGGCTTGACCGATCTTACGGCAACAACCAATCCAGAAGATCTCTGGACTACGACTGCTGCTAACGTGGTTTCTTTTGGTATTTTGGATGGTTCTGCTGTTACCGGTATGTTGTCCGATGCTGGTAATAGTGGTACTACTGTACAGGCAGGTACCCGCAGTATGGTTGCTAATACCTGGCATGTACTTGCTATTCAGTATGACGGACTTCGTTTGCGCGGGTATGTTGATGGTAAGCTTTCTTTGCTCTGGTCTGGTGTTATTCCTACTGGTGTTGCTCTTGCTCCTTTTATTGGTGTCTTGAACGGCAACGGTGGCGGTGCTGCAGTTAATACGGTGGACTACTTCCGTTACGTTTCTGAGCGTTAAACTTTTAGGCTGGTATGGTGCCAGCCATTTCCTTGGGGGAAACTATGGGTAATGTACGAGTAACAAGCGGTACTATAAAAGAGCTTCCTGGACCTTCTGCTACAACATTCACTGCTGATGGTACAGGCAATTGGGTTTATAAAGATAGTCCAAATTCAGCAATTCAAGCAACAGTGGTTGGTACAGGAGCACTCACAGCAACTGTGACAATTCAATGCTCAAATGATGGTGTATACCCTGTTGCTACTAGTCTGGGTGTTATTACCCTATCGGGTACAACTTCAGCTAGCGATGGGTTTATTACACAAAATGCACCTTGGAAGTGGGTGCGTGCAGTTGTTTCTAGCCTCACCGGCACAGGAGCAACCGTCACTGTAACACAGGGGGTTTAAATGCCAGCTACCATTAATACAAGGGTGGCGGGAGGTACAAACTTCCTAGGTACCTATACGTGGGCCAATAGGCCTACAACAGCAGGTGTTGGCGACACTATTTTAGTATCTGACGTAGGAACTGCTCCTGGTTCTTATATGAATTGGACAGGTACTGTGTGGAGACCAAGGTCTCCTGTAGTATTTTACAATCAATTTACTGAAGTTACTAAAACCGATGCTGACACAGCATATCAGACAATTGCTACTTTTGAAATGCCTGCCGGACTAATGTCCCCAGGTATGTCTCTTTCTGGATGGATTATTGTATCTGGTCCGGGTAACCGAGACGTTCGTGTTACGTGGGGTGGTGTTGTTTTGTTAGGTCAAGTTATTCCCGCGGGATCTGTGGATTTCCGGGGTTTGATTGATATTATGGCCATTAGTGCAACTACAGCTTGCGGTTGGAATCCAGGCGGTGCAGGCGTTGTAGGACAACAGTCTGCTGCATATACCTCAGGTTCTGTTGACCACAGTATTGCACAAACTATTAATATTGAAATGCGTTATAATACGGCAGGAGCTGGTTCTCAAACATTGACAGCCCGGCCATTTAAACTAATGTTAGTCCCTTAAGGAGTATGTATGAAGCTTGGAGTAAACATCCACACCCGTCCCCGTGGTCGTTATGATACCTATGCAATGGTTGGTCCCCAGCGCTGTGTAGAACTTGCACGGTCTTTGGGTTTTACCACCATTCGTGTTGCTTGTGGTCCCAGTGCTACTCGTGTGGAGTCCCCTACTCAAATTGATCGCCTCGTGGTCATCATGAATGCAGCTAAAGCTGCTGGAATGACAGTGCAGGTTGTATTTTTGTTGCCTTATGGTAGTAATGCTACAGACAGCGGCGCATTTCCAGATACGCCTGAGGGTCGCTATCAGCAAGGCCGCACGCTCGTGACGCAAGCCATGCTTGCAATGCCGTATATGCCCGAGGCCATCGAAATCGAAAACGAGGTCACCACTGGCCCGCGCATGCTGTATTACCAAGGCCAGACTGTCGCTGAATATAATACGCCAGTATTTAATGCTTGGGTCGATTTGATGCGTGGTGAGTATGATGCAATTCGTTTGATTTCTCCGCGTACTCCAATTATTGTTGGAACGATGAACCGCAATTATGCTTGGATCCCTTTCCTGCAACAACGTGGTATTGATCCTGACATTGTTGGATATCATCTGTATGAGCGTCTTGGTGCTAACCTTGCAACTCACCAAATCCGTTCTGATGAGCCGCCGAACCCAATTTTCCCTGATTTACGCGATGCTTTAAAATCGTACAACAAGCCAATCACAATTAATGAATTTAACGGTTATCAAGAGCCAGCCAATCCGGCTCAAGTTGGTGCTACTGGCTTGAAGACTCTACAAGACATCCTAGCAATGCCTGCTCTTGGTGTACCAGTTGAAAGCGCGTATTGTTATGAGTTGTTTGAATGTGATAACTCACGTCACGGTATTTATCAAGTTTATAACGATGGTTTTGAACCTAGGCCAGAGTGGGCCGGTATGTTGGAGCTGATTCGTACCACTAAACAATAAATTTATAGGATGTAGTATGGATATTACGATGGTTCTATTTATTATTAACGGTTTAATGGGAGTTATCATGTTTTTTCAAAATCAAGCAATTATAAACAATCGAGAAAAGTTTAAAGATTTACAAGATCAACAAGACGTACTTCGAGATAAGATGATGCCTAAAGAAGATTTTCGTGAGTTTAAGAAAGAACTTTGGGAACGGTTGGATCAACTTCTAAAAACTAGGACGTCATGAGCAAAGCCCGTGTAGGAACTTGGAGTGTTATTTGTGATGTATGTGGCTTCCGGTTCACAAACACGGAGGTCATGAAACGTTGGGATGGATTGATTGTTTGTGAAAAAGATTACGAGCAAAAACATCCCAGTTTAACAACTCGTATTAGATCCGAAACATCTACTCCTACATTTGTGCGTTCTCCACAAGAGGACGTATTCATTGAAGTTTGTACAGAAATAACTAGACAAAGCATTGCAGGTATAGGGATTGCTGGGTGTATGACTGCTGGCTACTCTTCTAGAGCTACTTTTTAAAGGAACATTATGACAACTTCAGCAAGTACTCTATGGGAGCTAACTCGCAATCAGCTTATAGCTGCGGCTATTCGTAAGCTGGCTCGTTATGATAAGAATGCTGTACCAGATAGTGTTGACTATACCAATGGTGCTGAAGCCCTTAATGCTATTATTGCGGAGCTACAAGCAATTGGTATGCCTTTATGGGCACGTAATGAGTATACGTTTAGTTTGACAGCTAATGTAGCAACATACAATATTGGTGTAGGACAAACAATAAACACACCTTTCCCTTTAAAGATTTCTCAGGCAATATTGTTAGATACAGACGGAAGTAGTTTAGAGATGCAAATTAGGAGTATTTATGAGTATAACAGATATTCTCCTAATACTTCTAGCGGTAGTCCAGTACACCTTTTTTATCAGCCTAAAATCAATGTTGGTGAAATTAAAGTGTGGCCTACTCCAGACACTACGGCTGCTGCTAACAAAACTGTTAAAATTGTATACCAACGTCCGTTTGAAGATTTTACAGCTTCTGGAGAAACATTAGACTTTCCAAAAGAATGGCACCAAACAATTATCTATAAGTTGGCTGTTGCTCTTGCTCCTGAGTTTTCTGTCCCACTGCCTGATAGGCAACTTCTTATGCAAGAGGCTATGCAGCACGAAGCTACAGCTTTAAGTTTTGGTACCGATGAGGCTTCTATTTATTTTGCACCTGAGCATTGGGGTAGAAATGGCCGCTACTAAAAAACAACAAGAGAGTACATACCAAACAAGACAGTTTCCTCTGTTTAAAGAGATTAATTCACGTGGAGTGTTTTCAGCAGACGCTAAGGACAACAATTATGTCAATGTGTTTCCAAACTTTATCAAAAACAAAGTAACACAGGAAAATTTTATTGATGTTATAAAACGTGCTGGATGCTCAGTTGTAATTTCTTCTATTGGAGCTAGTGGATACCACATTAGAGGTATATACGATTGGAGAGAAGAAAATAGGTTGTTTGTGGCTGCTGGCCCAAACATCTATGTTTACAATAGTACTACTTATGCTTTAATCACTACTATTGTAAATCCATTTAGTGTAGCCACAACTGAAGTAGGCTTTGAGCTTTTCCAATATAGTAGTGGAACTACTGTTATTATAGCAACAGATGGTACTACCCTATATACAATAGACAATACTTATGCTATAGTGAACAGCACAACTGCTCCAGCACATTTACCCTATCCTGTTTTTCTAAACGGATATATTTTTGTTATTGCTACTAATTCTGCTGATATTTACAATAGTAACCAGGATGATCCTTTAACATGGACTCCCGGTGATTTTATCACCGCTGAGATCTTGGGTGACAAGGCTACATATTTAACTAGACTCAATAACTACCTTGTGGCTATTGGAACTAAAAGCATTGAGTATTTCTGGGATGCTGCTATAGCAACAGGCAGTCCCCTACAACGCAATGACACTCCAGTAAAGCTAACAGGGTATGCTGGTGGACTAGCTAAACTAGGCAATAAAATTTATTTTGTTGGTGTTATAAACAACGCCAATCTAAATGTGTTTATGCTAGAGGAAATGAAAATTACTCCGGTTGCTGATGAGTCTGTTAGACAACACCTAAATGCTCTTAGTGCTTGGACAGGAGATTATAGCACAAATGTAGGAGTAGATGTTTCGGATCTAATACGAGTTGTTAAACTGGGATGTTTTTGCTCGTAATCTTTTTCACAAACAATCAATCCATCCCAACGTTTCATG